TGCATCTACAATCATCTATCTCAGCAAAAAGAAAGAAAAGGATGGAACAGAAATCGTCGGAAACCTTATCAAGGCAAAGACTGCTAAGTCGCGTCTGAGTAAGGAGAACAAAGATGTTACGGTGCGCCTTTATTACGACGAGCGTGGTCTTGATCGATATTATGGTCTACTGGAGTTGGGCGAACTCGGTGGTCTCTGGAAAAACGTGGACGGTCGTTATGAGATAGATGGTAAGAAAGTCTATGCCAAAGCAATCTACAAAGATCCAGAATCTTACTTCACTCCTGAGGTGATGGAGAAGTTGGATGAGATTGCTCGCCAGGAGTTTAGTTACGGGGCGTGAAAAGATTAGATTTTCTATATCAATTTACTGATGCTCTTGATTCAGAGTTCTGTGATGAATTAATCCAGAACTTTGAGTCAAGTAAAAATACATTAAAAAGAAACGATGGAGGGACTCCAAATTTTACTGAACTGAATATTAGTTCGCACAATAAAAATCTCTCTCAGAAAGTAGAGCAGATAACAAAACAGTGTTACGACTTATATTGTCACGTTATTCATCCTTATGGTGGATTTCATGGTGATTTTGAGTTTGAGGGTATTGCTATTAAAAAATATCAATCAAACTCTGACGATAGATTTGATGATCATGTTGATGTTAGTACATTAGGATCATCTCACAGATTCTTATCATTTTTGTTTTACTTAAATGATAACTTCACTGGAGGTAAAACTGTTTTTCATCCTAACCATGTTGTTGCACCTATCAAAGGATCCGTGCTAGTATTTCCACCATACTGGATGTATCCTCATCGCGGAGAGAAAGTTGATACGGGTAGCAAATACATCATGTCAGTATATTTAAATTGGAGAAATTGATGGATAAAGTTGAGGTCCTGATTCTTAGGAATCTGATTTATAATGAAGAATATCTCCGCAAGGTAGTACCATTTATCAAACCTGATTATTATGAGGATCATTCGCAAAAGATTCTCTTTGAGGAGATTCTTAAGTTCGTACAAGAATACAACCAACCACCAACCAAGGAAGTTCTCTGTATCGAAACTGAGAAACGTTCCGATATCAATGATACTTCTTTTAAAGAGGTCACTCAACTTATCAGTCAACTTGAGGATGCAGCGACAGACTTTGATTGGTTGGTAGATACTACTGAAAAGTGGTGTCGTGATCGTGCCATTTATTTGGCACTAATGGAATCCATCGCACTTGCTGATGGTAAAGATGAAAAGAAAGACAGAGATGCTATCCCTAGTATCTTGTCAAATGCACTTGCAGTTTCTTTTGACACTCACATCGGACATGATTATCTGATTGATTATGAGCAACGTTACGAATCTTACCACCGTAAGGAAGACAAAATCCCGTTCGACCTTGAATATTTCAACAAGATTACGAAAGGTGGTCTCCCGAATAAAACACTTAACATTGCTCTTGCTGGCACTGGTGTCGGTAAAAGTTTGTTTATGTGCCATGTGGCATCTTCCGCACTCCTGGGAGGGAAAAACGTACTATACATCACGCTTGAGATGGCTGAGGAGAAAATTGCAGAGCGAATCGATGCTAATCTTCTCAATGTACCTATCCAGGAGATAACAGATCTTCCTAAGGTGATGTTTGAGAATAAGGTAACAAACCTTGCAAAGAAAACTCAGGGCACACTTATAATTAAGGAGTATCCAACTGCTTCTGCACATAGTGGACACTTTAAGTCACTTCTTAATGAACTTGCACTTAAGAAGTCATTTAGACCTGATATTATTTTCGTTGATTACCTTAATATATGTGCTTCCTCGCGCTATCGCGGAAACAGCACTGTCAATTCATATTCTTATATTAAGGCGATTGCAGAAGAACTTAGAGGACTGGCTGTTGAAGCAAACGTCCCTATCGTTTCTGCCACGCAGACCACTCGTTCTGGTTATGGTAGCTCTGACGTTGAGCTTACTGACACTAGTGAGTCCTTTGGTCTCCCTGCTACTGCTGATCTTATGTTTGCCCTTATTTCTACAGATGAGCTTGAGGGGCTTGGACAGATTATGGTGAAGCAGTTGAAGAATCGCTATAACGATCCCACCATCTCTAAACGATTCGTGGTTGGTATTGATCGTGCAAAGATGCGTCTGTATGATTGCGAACAGACAGCACAGGAGGATATCCTTGACAGCGGAAAGGATGAGGAGTATACTTATGAAGAACAAAAACCCAAAAAGTCCTTTGACGGATTCAAATTCTCATGAACGGTTACTATTCTGTATTTGATCCAGACGGCAAAAAGATCGCTGACTGTGGTATCGAAAGAGATGCAGTCAATCTTATGCACACCAGAAACAAATACTGGGATGGACATTATTTCACATTCAACCCTTTGCCTGGTGATATCATTGATGTCTCCAATGGCAAGCAACTTCCTACCCGTGACATCGTAGTCAACATGGACGGTGGTGTTGGTGGTAGTTGGCAAGAGGTTGACTATGTTGAAATCAAAGGACAAAAACTCGAACTACAACAATCTGAACTACCTAAAGCAGACTATGACAGTTGACACCGTAAAATACCTTGACTTCGTAAAGGGCGTAACTAGTGACCCTAGTCTTGACTGGCCTGTGCTTGCTGCACGACTCAGTGAACTTGAGGTCACTGATGACTGCAATGTGTCTCAACTTCTGACTGCTGCTCTTGGTCTGAGTGCAGAGGCAGGTGAGTTCACTGAGGTTGTGAAGAAGATTTTCCTGCAAGGTAAACCTTACACTGAAGAGAATGTCTTTCACATGAAGCGTGAACTGGGTGACATCTGTTGGTATCTGGCACAGGCATGTATGGCACTGGATACTACCTTTGATGAAGTCATTGAGATGAATGTTGAGAAACTGAAAGCACGCTACCCTGGTGGTGAGTTTGATGTTCACAAATCTGAAAACCGTAAGGAAGGAGACTTGTGATCAATCTGCAAATGAATATGCATGATGCAGTTGTCTTACGTCATGCTCTTTTTATGCATACAAAGGATCACCCTGGTTTCTTCTCTGATGAACGTATCCTTACAATTAGGGAAATATCTCAAGAGTTGGATAGAGAAATAGAGAAGGAATTTGATATTCTATACGAGGATGAAAATCAATGATTAAACTTGAACTTACTGCAGAACAAGCATATGCTGTGCGCTATGCTTTGTTACTCCATACAAAGGATGACTCAGTTTCATTTCCATCAGAACGTGTGAAACTCATCCGAGAAGCAATCACTGCTCTTCATAAAGAGATCGAAGAAACCACTGCAGAATAAATAAAAAGGGATAATATTCGGTCTAATGAGAACCCTTAACGATTTCATACATATCTGTGAGAAGTACAATGATGAACACGCTCACAGAAAAGTGTGGAATCATTTTATTGTCCATGGTAAGTTTGGTAAAACTGTAAGGGATGCTTTGTCAACTGATGAGACAGGCACTGCTCTCAGTCACATGAAGTCTGAGATTGAAAAGGCACTCAAGGATCCGAAACATCCACTTAGTTTTGAAAGGGCAAAACGCGGATTCCCATCTAAAGGAAAGGATGAAGGGTCAAGAGATAGTTACAACAAAGAGTTGCGTGATGCTGTAAGTGGTGTCTATGCTCTCGCCACTCAAAAGAAGTTTCGTCGTGCAGTATCTGGACAACAACCTGCTAGAGTCACAGGTGGGTCAGATCCAAATGCACAACTCTCTAGGACCTGGAGATCTGGAGGAGGAACAAATCGAACTCCTAAAGGTGATCTTGAGGTTTACAACCCACGCAATCCAAAAGAGAGACGTGGTGTTAGTATGAAGAAGGGTGGAGGATCTCAACTCGCTTCCGCTGAACCTGGTGAAATGCAGGCAAGTTATAAGTCTGCTGCTAAGACTGTCGCTCAAAGATATCATGGTGATAAGTCTAAAGATCAAAGAAGAGAGATTATCAAAGATATCAGGAGAAGAGCAGGAAAAGCATCTAGGATGCTGCAGAGAATGAAGACTGGATCTCCTGAGGGAAATGAGTTGAGAAAGAAAGCATCTCAACGAATGATTGATAGACTTCATGGAGACTATCCAAATCTGACTCGTCACTTATCTCAGGTCTCTGCATCTGGAGACACTAAGTTTAGAGGTAGAAATGCACCTGGAACTGCTGGAACTATTCTCACAGGAGTGAATAAAGACAAACCAGCAACTGCAAAACCAATCGAACAGCAACCAAGTGCTAATCCAAGATTGGCAAAACCAAAAGGTAGAAATAGACCTGGTAATCTGAAGATTGACAATAGATAGTAACTCTGTTACTATCTCCATATCGGGGTTATAGCTCAACTGGTAGAGCGCCTGCTTTGCACGCAGGAGGTTTGGGGTTCGAGTCCCCATAACTCCATTTCATAAATATTCATGATGTGCAAAACTGCAATACATGGCTGCGTTACCAAGTGGAGAAACTTTTAACGAGCAAATGTGGGTTGTCTTTTTTGCTTTATCTAGAAAGGATCCCTCTCTCAGTAAAATATCAGAGGATACCTGGATAGAACTTTACAGTCAGAAAGATAGAAGTAAGTTCACTAAATTTTTAAAAGATAATAATATTGATTATATTACCAAAGACATGGCTTTGGATAATAGATTCAACACCGCTGATTTGAAAGCTGCTAGAGCAAAGTTTCCATCAAAGAAAAATGGTGGATTGGATTGGCATAATGCATTAAAATCTCAGGCGGTTAGTTTCAGAAAACATCAGAAGGGAAAGATTGCCTCATCACCCACATTTAAAGTAACAAGACAAGGTGAGTTTTATAACTTATGCAACTTGACTCTGTTCCTTAAAAATGTTAAATCATTTTTTGGTGCAAAGTTTCAAGATGACCGGTGGAATCCCTCAGACGTTTGGTTTTTTAAAGAC